ACCAAGTTGGCACTCCGCCAACCTTCGGCGATGGGTATCGTCCGATACGGCCTGAGAGCGGGGCCAGCACGTTGAAGTTCATCTCGATGCATTCCGACAGCCACGCTCCGGTCAACTGCATAGACAAAAGGCGCGCTTGGTCGCCAGCGTCTTCCAGCGGGATGAACATCCAGTCGCTGTGGACGTCCCCAAACCGGATCTGATAGGTTTTCTTGAACTCTTTCCATTCGCCTAGCCCTCGCAGCCACTGATGGCAGTCGTTCAAGACGGTGTCCATCAGCTGGCGCAACGTCTGCCGAGTGACGGCCATCCGTGTGTAACGGATGCCATCGGTGTGAGGCGTCTGTTGGATCGAACGCCGAAGCAGTTCGATGATGCACGCCGTCGTCTTACCCGAGCCGACGGGCCCCGCGATGATGCGGGTGAAGGCGCTTGAGTTCATGAACTGGCCGCAGATCGGCGGAGCGACGTAGGAGAAGAGTTCTTTTCGGTCAGGGTCAGCCATTTTGCCACGATACCCATGGTGCCGCCGAATGCTTGATTGCCTTCGGCTCTTCGAGGTAGATCCCTCGATGGTCCACGATACCATACTTCGGGTGGACAAGCATCAGAGCCTGTGTCGGGGCTGACGGCGGGATGCGGAGTTTGTTAACGCTGTATTCGTCGGGACCCTTGACGCAGCCATTCACGACAACTCGGGGAAGAGGCATGTAGTCGTGGTAGTGGCAGACGATCAGCGTGTCGAACGGCTGGTCGATGATCGCTTTTTGCCGGCCGATCTTGACCGCGCCTCTAAGGATCGGCCCCATCGCGCCAATGATTCCATCGCCGCCGGCAGTCCCGAGCCGGTCCCCGTGAGTAAGGCAAAAGCGGTGGTGATAAGACTTGAAGTGACAATCCGGGCCTTTCGACGCCGTGAACTGGACCCTCGGATCGTTTTTGAAGTGGCGCATGAGGTTGAGGTAGATCGCGTAGTCATAGTTGTTCCTAGCGATGAATTTGTTCGGGGGCTTCTTCGAGCTGCGTCCGTGGTTACCCACGACGGCCGGTATGTAAACGTAATCGAAAGCGTCGACGAGCTGCTCAATTCCCGCTGCTAGAAGGTCGGTGAGGTCATTGACCGCTTCGAGGGGCGTGCGGTCGTTGGTGACCATCAATTCTTCATGGATGTCACCGCCGATCATATCACCACCAAAACACACGATGATGCCAGGGTAGTCTTTCTGTGAGTCGCCCATGTGATTGAAGCTTAGGTCGATCGTGCGGTCGACGAGAAGCTTGATTCTTCGTTGTGCAATCTCCGCGTTATATGCGGAGATCCCGTTCTGCTTGTTCGTGGCGCTCACCTCACCATAGTGGATGTCACTCCACACCGCGACAGGTGTGCCACGCACTTTGGAGCCTACTGGAAGTTTCGTTAACCACGCCGGGGGCTTCGGGTCATGGGCCGCGATCTGGAAGATCACCTCGCGAATGTTGTCTTCCGCATCGAGCTTCTTTCGCATCTGCGCAACGCTGCGCCGGTAGTCTGCGAGTTCGATGTTCTGTTTCCGGATGATCTCTGTCGCGTCTTTAAGATAATCCTTGGCAGTTTTTCGTGGTGCAGGCATGTTGCTGTTTCCTGTGTCTAGCCCGCCGTCTTCTTGCTTTGAACAGGGGGCTTTGTTTTATCCGCATCATGTAGGCTATTCCTAGGGGCGTCCGTAACCATGCACTTCGAAGTGCTTTTGCCCGCAGGCTTTTCGAGTATTTCCGTTGTCGGTTTTGGTGGCTCAATATTCCTTTCGCGGTCTTCTGGTATATCGCCGAATACACCCTCCACTGCAGCCGTTTGCGCTCTAGGGGTGACATCTTTGACAAACTGGAGCTTGGTGTCTTCTCCGAGGGAGATGTTGATGACGAATTTCTCGCCCGTGCCGGCTTCGGCTTTTGCTTCGCCGACGCCCGCCATTTTGGCGAAGAACTTTCCAGTTTCGACAGCGACTGCAGGGGAGATATCCTTGTCGATCATTTGTGAGCCAAGCCTAGGTAGACCTTCCTCCAACAAAACGGCGGAAATAAGACGGACCCGCTCGGGGGTCGATGTCACCCTGTTCCACTCGATCGTGAAGTCCTCGTGGACCCGTTTGAAGAAGGGGATCTCTTTGATGCGTTCGTACTGCTCCGTCGTGATGCAGTAGGGTTCAAGAATGTCGGAGAGCGCCTTCAATTCCATGACGACATCACGGGCTAGCCGTGCTATCAACCCGGGGGTAAGGTGTCTCGGCAGGGGCACCGAGATGGTGGATGGGAGTGAATTCATAGGCTTAGTCCTCGCACTTCTGGCGTTAACGAAGGGTAAACTGTTTGTGATTAACCCCTAAGGGCCATCACGCCCGCTTTCTGGAAGAACCATGGATCAACTCGGACAGTCTGGCCTCATATCGGTCGTTCCTCCCGCGGCACTCGAGGCCCAGCTTGCTGGCCAACAGCAGCAGAAGGACGCTGTGCTCATGGCGCAGCAGCAAGCTCCTCCCGAGGAGCTGGTCGGGTACGTGAAGGCCCGCTACGAAGTCTTCCGCAATCATCGCAACACCGCCGCTGGCTGGACCGAACGTCTTTTGGAGGCACTGCGCTCCTATCAGGGGCAGTATAGCGCGTCGAAGCTCATGAGCATTCGGCAATGGGGTGGTTCTGAGGTGTTTGCCCGGATCACCACCCAGAAATGCCGCGCTGCCAGCTCACTTTTGCGTGATATCTATCTAGGCACCGACCGCCCGTGGGCGATCGACCCGCCGCCTGAGCCGGAAGTGCCTGACGAAATATACCAGAAAATAACCGCGTTTGTACAGCAAGAGGCACAACAGGCGGCCCAAACTCTACAGACTGTCGGTCAACCTCCACCGTCGCCCGACGACGTCCAGCAGCGCCAGGAGGCGCTCTTTTCGTCCGCGGAGGATGCCGCGCGTAAGAAGGCGAAGGAACAGGCACGCCGGTCGACCGACAAGATCGACGAGCTCTTGCATGAGGGGTCTTTCTATGACGCCCTCTCCGACATGATCACGATGATTCCGATCTTCCCCTTCGTTTGCTTGAAGGGTCCGACGGTGCGGATGGTCGTCGAACTCGAGTGGCCCCCTGGCGGCGGCCAGCCGGTCGTGAAGCAGGTCCCCAAGCTGTTTTGGGCTGCCCCGAGCCCCTTCGACATTTACTTCACCCCTGGCGTTTCGGACATCAAGAACGCCGAAGTCATCGAGAAAATGCGTTTCACGCGCGCGGAAATCAACGATCTACTGGACCTCCCTGGCTACTACCAGCCGGGCGTCCTAGCTGTCTTAGACGAGTACGGCCGCGGCGGTTTGTACGACAATTGGGACACCCCGGACGCCGAGCGCGCGGTCCTCGAAAACCGGGAGAACCCGGCTTGGAACCGCAGCGGTTTGATCAGCGTCATGTCCTATAATGGCAACGTCCAAGGGCGGATGCTCAAGGACTATGGCGTCGTCTTGCCGCCGAATGATCCGCAAGGCCTGCGGGACTACAACTGCGAGGTCCTCTGCATTGGCGCGCATGTGATCCGCGCGAACCTCTCCGTGTCGCCGCGCAAGCGCCACCCTTATTATATTACCAGCTTCGACAAGGTGCCGGGCGGCATCATTGGCAACGCGCTCGGCGAGCTCATCGGCGACCTTCAGGAAGTGGCGAACGCCACCCTGCGGTCCCTGGTCAACAACCTCTCGATCGCGTCCGGCCCCCAAGTGGTGATCGACGAAGGGCGACTCTCCCCCACGGAGAACGCCGACGACATGTACCCCTGGAAACGCTGGCGGGTGCGCAACGACCCGATCGGGGCAAACACCAACAATGACAAGGGGCCGATCTGGTTTTTTCAGCCAAACAGCAATTCCACCGATCTGTTGAAAGTGCTGGATGCAGTAATAACGCTGGCGGACGACGTATCCGCCATTCCCAAATACCTCTCTGGCCAGAACGCCGGCGGTGCCGGCCGGACTGCATCCGGGCTTGCCATGCTCATGGGCAACGCCAGCAAGATCCTGCAGACGGTCTCGGGCAACATCGATCGCGATATTTTTCAGGAGGCGCTCGCGTCTCTCGAAGAGCTGATCCTCCTGACTGACACCACGGGTGTCCTGACGGGCATGGAGAAGTTCGTCGTCAAGGGTGTCCAGGTCGCCATTCAGCGCGAGACGCAGCGCCAACGCCAGCTCGAGCTGCTCCAACAGACCAACAACCCGACCGACATCCACATCATGGGGATCAAAGGCCGCGGTGCACTGCTCCGCTCGGTGTCCGGCCAAGTCGGCCTCGCCGGCGAGGAGATTGTGCCGCCCGATGAAGTTCTGGAGAAGATGCAGAAGGACTCGGAGAAGAACGGGCAGGAGAAGCATATCGCGGATGCCGTGCAGCAGGGTATTGTTGCTGGCACCAAGCAGGCGGTGACGCGGATCGTCTCCGAAATGGAGGCGGGCGTACTCGCGCAAGACTTCATGATGCCGGAAGGCGCGCCGACGCACATCGGCACACCGGGTCAGTTACCGCCTCCGGGCGGTGGAAATGGGGCGTCGCCCGGCGCGCCCCCGGGGGCGCCACCAAGCGGTAGCAATGGCGCGTCCCCGCAAGGAAGCCCGGGTAATCCTCACGCCAAGATGTCTGCGGATGATGGGCCTCAGACGGCCCTCGTCGGCAAGCCTGCTCCCGCTCAACCGAACCAAGCGATCGCCGGGGGACCGCATTAACACTTCACTAACCAAAATCGTCTAACAACGACGAAAGTTTCCGCTCAGAGGATCTGACGCCATGACCGTCCTTAGCTCCAACCACTACGATGACAACACGCTGTCGCCGATCTTGAAACAGGTCGTCGATCTCGTGAACGCAGGTGGCATCGGCGGTCCGACGGGTCCGACGGGCTTTACTGGTCCTGGCGGCGGCCCGACTGGTCCGACCGGCCCGACCTCTGCAACGGGTCCCACGGGTCCCGCGATCGGCGCTCAAGGCCCTGCCGGGCAGCAAGGTGCTGGCGGAGCCACGGGTGCCACGGGTGCAACCGGCGCCACTGGCGCAACAGGTCCCCAAGGCGCACAAGGCATCACTGGCGCGACGGGCATGTACAATGGGGTCACCGGCCCCACCGGGCCGACTGGCACCGGCGTCACTGGCCCGACGGGCGTCACCGGCCCAACTGGTGTCACTGGTCCGACCGGCTTCACCGGTCCTGGCGTCACCGGCCCAACCGGTCCGACTGGCGCAACTGGTGTCACGGGCTACACGGGCCCAGGCTTCATCTTTATCGCGCCGACCTCCGACCCGCATGTCGTCAACGCGGTTTGGAACAACAGCGGCACGCTGACGGTTTCCGCCGGCTAAAGGGGTTGCACGATGGTTGATCTGACCAGCAAGGGCATCCCCTCTCCGGGAACGAAGCCCGAAGGCTACGACAAGAATACGCTCGGTCCCATCCTGAAAAGGGTGGTGGACGTCATCAACAACCACGTCATCTATGGTCCCGCGGGCCCGACCGGCAAAGCCGGTCCGTCGACCACGACTGGCAGCACGGGCCCCACAGGTCCCGGCGTCACCGGCCCGAGCTTCTTCGCGCAGGGGCAGACTGGCGTCACCGGTCTATCGGGCCCCACAGGCCCGGTTGGGCCAGCCAGGACCGCCACGGGCACAGGTCCGACCGGCGTCACTGGCTTGACCGGCTTCGCTGGTCCGACCGCTGACCCTTTCGTGCCGGGCAAGACCGGCGCGAACAGCGCGACTGGCAACACCGGGCCAACTGGCTTCGTTGGCTTCAGCGGCAACAGCAACAAGACTGGTCCGACCGGCGTAACTGGTCCGACTGGCTTCACCGGCCGCGCGGGCCCGGTCGGCAAGACCGGCGGCAACTGGCTCTTCATCGCTCCGACCTCTGACCCGCACGTCGCGGGCGCGGTCTACAACGGCGGTGGCGGTGCCACTGGGGGCTTGCGAATTTCTGGGGGCTAAGTTAGGATCGCTTGATCCTAACTCCTTCCCCTGGAGCATCCCTTGGACGCTTTCCTCTACGACGCCATGCGCCATGTGCGCGCCGCGGGTTATGTCATCGTTGACGCCAAACGCGTTCACGACTTTCATATCCAGACAGCTATCAACGACGCGCAGCTCATTTATGAGAATGCGGACACGCGTGCGATGGTGCAGGGCGAGATCATTCACCATCTCGCTGCCGATTTGACGAAGCACCCAGACATTTTGTCCTGGCGGTACAGCCAGGACTCGAGTGTTGGTCAGGTCCTTATCAATGCCACCCTCCTCACGATCGAACCGCGTTGGAAGATTGGGGAGCCGAAGCCGTGAAGCGAAAGAATAAACAGATTTTGACGCCTGAGCAGAAGGTGCGCAAGAAAGCGTACATGTGCGCGTGGGCTGCTAAAAATCGCAGGCAGGTGAAAATTCTCGCCCAGCGGCACCGAGATAAGCGTGTTGCACAAGGGCTCCCTGCGTATCGGCACGGTTCCGATTACCATCGCGAAAAACACCTCAAGCGCAAATATGGAATAACTACACAAGAGCGTGATGCCATGATCGCTGCGCAAGATCACGCATGTGCCATCTGCCGATCTCCGTCGCCAGGAACCCGCCACGGCTGGGTCGTTGACCATTGTCACGCGACAGGGAAGGTCCGCCAAATTCTGTGCCAGCTCTGCAATTTGATGCTTGGCTCTGCACACGACGATCCGATTGTCCTGCAGGCGGCTATTCGGTACCTGGAGGCCCACAAATGAAAGTATTCTGGTCGGGGATCGTGAAGGACGAGAGCGCTCGAATAGAGCGTTGCATGAAGGCTCTCATCGATCATGTCGATGGGGCGATCATCCTGGACACGGGGTCCACGGATAACACCATTCAAATCATCACCGACTTCTTCACTGCGCACAAGAAACCGTGCGAGATCGCGAGCGGCCGGTTTGAAACATGGGATCAGGCACGAAATGACGCACTCACTCTTGCGCGACAGTCTGCTCTTCCTTGGGATTACCTGCTTCTTGTTGACGCTGACATGGAGCTTGTGGTCGACGAACCTAGGTGGCGTGATGAAATTGGGGATGGCGCCGCTTATGAGATGGTTCAAGAAGCGGGTACGGTGGTTTACACCAACGCCCGACTTATCTCACGACTGGCCACAGGTAACTATCGCGGTGTCACCCATGAGTACCTCGACGTCCCCCCTGCAGGTTGTATTCGAGGCGCGCGTTTCCGCGATCATGCCGATGGAGCTAATCGATCCGGCAAGGCCTTACGAGATGCAGCGCTACTTCGAAAAGGTTTGGAGACAGAGCCGCAGAATGGGCGTTATTGGTACTATCTGGGTCAATCGCTTAAAGACGCCGGGCAACCAGAAGAGGCCATCCCCGCATTTGTCAACGCAGTCCGACACAGCAGTTGGGATGAAGAGCGGTGGAATGCCCAGCAGCACCTAGCGCACTGCTACGATGACCTCGGCGATGAGCCACGGTTCATTCACGAAATGTTGAAGGCGTACGAGATGCGCCCTTCGCGCGCAGAAGCGCTCTATGATCTCGCCAAGCATTTCCGCATCAAAGGGCAGAACAACACAGCGTTGGTGTTCGCGGAGCTGGGACTCACGAAACCGTTACCAGGTGATCGCTTATTCGTGAACTCGTATCCGTACCGGGTCGGCTTCAAAGAAGAGTTCGCGATTTGCGGGTTCTACGACGAGAGCCGGCGCCCGCGCGCGCGAGCCTACAACGACGAGCTGTCCCTCTCCAACGAGGGCGAGGGCATGACGCGCCTGGGCGCGCGGCAGAACATGTTCTTCTACCTGGAGAAGCTGACGGACCTCTGCCCCAACACGAAGATGGAGAAAATCGA